GCAATATATATTCTTGGGTTTCAGGCAACAGTTCCAGAAACGCATAACTTTCTTCCTGGCTGTTTGACGCACGCTGACGATATTTGATCAGAGCTTGATCGATGGCGAGATTGTAGTGTTCAAGGTCGAGTTCAACATCGACTATGCCGTCGGCTAGCCGTAGTCTGATGTAGTCGTTTATTTCTGTACGCTTGGCTTGGAGTTGTACCAGCTGACTGCTGTCAAATTCGATAGGACCAGACCCCGACTTGGTCGTAGGATCATAGAGGGTATCTGCTTGCAGAGCGAGATTGGCTGTGAGTCCGGTTTTTAAAGTGGCCATTTCATGTGTCCTGTTACCAAGTATTTATGGTAACAGGACTGCGATACCTTACTGCGTTTTTAGCAACAATATATCAGCATTGATCCTACCATTGAGTTTGGCCTCGGTGGCTTTGATGTCATCAAGAAACTTGCGTAGCTGGACCTTGCTAGCTTTGGCAAAATCTCGCAGTTTTTCTTCGGGCTTGCGCAGTGTTTTGCTCACGCTCTTGATTTCGTCGTAGCCGGTGATAGATGTGCCTTTGACACCCAGCTCTTGGAATTGTGCGGCAACATATCGTCCCAACTTGCGTGTTTTGACATTATAGACCCAAAGCTCCGATGCTCCGACTCTGTCAGCTGGGCTGATAGATACCAATTTGAGCCCTTTGTCCTCTCGGAGATACTTGAGCTTGGCCACTACTTTTTCCTTGCTGGGCGCTTTCTTGACCCGTGCTTTTCTTTGAGTTTTTTTGACTTTCTCAAAACTGTCAATGTCGGCCAGCACACGGTCGATCCAAGACAAAATGCGCTTGAAATCAACGGCGCGGAGATGGCGGTAGCCTTCTTTGAGTTGCTCGTCTTGGCCGCTCTTGGCCAATTCCAACTCGTCTCGTTTTTCTTGAAATACCACGCGGACTCGACTGATTTGAGCTTGTGGCACTTTTTGCACAGTCAGGAAATCGTAGATTTTATGATCGTCTTTGTGGCCGATAAAAACTTCGTCGACCCAACCTTCCATTTCTCCCAAAACGTCGGCGAGTTTCTCATTCAAGCGATCTTGTATAGTGGGGCGATAGGGCTCGAGTTTCTTGTCTGTGTCAACAGGAACTTCATCGTCGTTGGCATGCTTGGCAGCTGAACGTACCCATTCCTGTATCTTTTCCAAGGCGTTGTCTTTGAGTGGCATTCCTTGATCGTGTGCTTTGATCAAACTGCACAAAGTCATTGGAGTATACCGGTCCGGACTTTTTAAATAAGCTTTGGCAATGACTGGATCGATATTGCCGGGCACACGCACCCATTCATTGACATATTTCCTAAGATCTTTGACTGAGTAAAAATAGTTGTAGTAGCGGAAGCTGTTGCTCAAATGATGATCAAATTCAGCATCGTTCATGGCCCAGGCACGCTCTGGGTCCCACATGGGTTCAGATCCTATGTGTTTTTCATCGGCAAACAAAGGATTGCGAGTAGCTTTGACTCGAGCGCGGATAGTCTTGCCATTTACTTTTACCATTTTCAGTCCTCGGATAGTGGAGTCTCGTTAGTATAAAGGATCTTGTATTATCGGTCAATGACCAACAAGGCCATCGTTATATATTGCTCGATCTGGAGCAATCTTTCTCGGGTTTTAGATTGTAATTCCACCAAACGGGCAGTTTCTCGGTGTAACCTACGGCATTCGACCATTTCTTGACTTATTTCGGCCAGCATTTTTTCGGCCACACGAAACATGCGCTCTAAATCTTGGCGCACACGAGAATGTGGTATTTTGGATATCTGTATCCGAATTTCATCGGCTCTTTGGCGTAGTTCTTGGTCCATAGCAACATTATATAGCATCTTGAGCCCAATGCCAAATCGCTAAATACTAGGTATAAGGACTCGAAATGCCCAGATTAAGCCTTTGGAAAGACGGAAGAAAGACCAACGATTACCGGTTCATGGATCGCAGGATCCATGAAATGTTCACGGTTGGTGGCACTGGCATCAATGTCCACAAATATTTGGGACCCATTGATCAAGGCGACACCGGAGATGCTACCCAGCCCAGCAATGATTCTAACTTAAGCCGCAGCGAACAAAACATCCAAGATCTGCTGTTCATTGAAAACCGAGATCGCAAATACGACTCCGACGTGTACACCATGCGCGGTATCTATAACCGCGGAGACCAAGACTTTGATCTCAGCCAATTTGGTATCTTCCTTAGTGCTGGTACCACGTTTATGGTGTTCCACTACAACGACATGATTGAGACTTTAGGGCGCAAACTCGTGGCCGGTGATGTGTTGGAATTCCAGCATCTTCGAGATGATCACCCTTTGAACGACGATGTACCTGCGGCATTAAAAAGATACTATGTAGTCGGTGATGCCAGTTATGCTGCCGAAGGGTTTACTCCCACATGGTGGCCACATCTATGGCGTGTCAAGCTCAACCCGTTGGTAGATAGCCAAGAATACAAAGACATACTCAACAAGATCAAAGCCGGCGACGGAGAAACTGCCATCGGCGAACTCCTTAGCACATTCAGTGCCTACGAAAAAATCAACGACGCCATTATTGAGCAGGCCGAACAAGATGTACCCAAGTCGGGCTACGATACCAGCACATTTTTTGAAAGGTCAGATAAAGGTGACCCGGTCAGTGGTGTCACTGCTGACAATCAAAACATCAAGGCAGATACCCAATCTGTCACCGCCGACTCAGGAGCAATACCTCCAACCAAAAAAATCAAAGCCTACTTGTCCGGTGATGGCTTACCGCCCAATGGACAGAGTATATCTGCGGGTATATCGTTTCCGGAATCTCCATTGTCTGGAGATTATTTTCTGCGCTTGGACTATCTGCCAAATCGCATGTTCCGTTACGATGGACGCCGCTGGGTCAAGGTCGAAGATGTAGTACGCACATCGCTGACACATAATTCCACAGACAATAAAACTCTACGATCAACGTTTACTCAAAACGTCGATGAGCAAGGAGATCTAAATACCTACCTAGACAGCGAAGGCAACGAACACACTTCTAGGCAGAGCCTGTCTCGAGCATTTACTCCCAAGGCAGATAACTAATGTCTCAAGATCCCAATTTTTTCTACGATGGTCAAATCCGACGTTTTATAACACAATTCATACGGATGGTGTCTAATTTCCATGTGCAGTTTGGCAAGGATCGAGAAGGCAATATGAGTTTACAGCGTGTTCCTGTGTTCTATGGTGATGCTAGTAGGCAGGCCAGCCAAATCATCAGGGGAAATAGCGAAAATGCTTTATCCAATGTGCCAGCCATGGCTGTGTATGTGAGTGGATTTGACTATGATCGAGAACGAGTGCAAGAGCCTTATCATGTCAGCAAAATGCAGTTGCGTCAACGACGCTACGATCCCGATACTGGAAACTATGACGAAAATCGATCTGATTCGTTCACAGTCGAAAGATTGATGCCAGTTCCATATAAACTGACGCTAAAGCTAGATATATGGACTTCCAACACAGAACAAAAATTACAGATCATTGAACAGATCGCCACCCTGTTTAATCCTGCGTTGGAAATACAAAGCACTGACAATTATATAGATTGGACGTCGCTGAGCGCGGTATTTTTAACTGGCACCAATTGGGATTCTCGATCGGTTCCCACAGGCGGAGACGAACCCGTTAGTATAGCATCAATGACATTTGAGTTGCCGATTTGGATTTCCGCGCCGGCCAAAGTGCAAAAACTCGGAGTGGTCTACAAAGTGATCAACTCCATGTATGATGCTTATGGGAATATCTCAGACTCAGTATTTGATGATGCTACCCAACTTGCTAGGCCGGTGATAACACCTTATGGTTATAGGCTAGTGTGCGTGGGAGACAAACTCACCTTGGTCCGTAATTCTAGTACCAGCGTTAATCTGCAAGATATAAATTCAGCCGGTGACTGGAAATCATTGATCGACGATTACGGCGAACTCAATGACGGTCTCAGCGAAATCAGGCTACGTCATCACGACAGCCAGTATGAAGTGGTTGGGCGTATCACTTATAATCCAATTACACCGTCTCAACTACTGTTTAACATCGATATCGACACTGTTCCAACTAATACATTGCCTCCGGTGTCAGCTATCATTGATCCTTATACTGTGAATGTTGATCAATTTGACCTGTTGAGTCCTGGTGCCGGAACACGTTATCTAATATTGAATCCTATTGGTAGCCTCAGCAACATCGATGCTGCGGTAATCTGGGGCAATCGGTCGTTTATTGCTAATGCCAATGACATCATTGAATGGGACGGGTATGCGTGGAAAGTGGTTTTTGATAGCCAGCAAGAAAGTTCAACACACTACCTAGTGAACTTAAATACTAGCACACAATATAAATGGTACGAAAATCAATGGTCAAAGAGCGTCGACGGAATATATCAAGAAGGGGAGTGGAGCCTCGTGTTATAGAAAGCTGCGGGGCACTGATCTATTGTATCAAGACCAAAAGATACTTGTTTTTGTTGCGAGATCAAGATCGACATTCGGGCTACTGGGGGTTGGTAGGAGGAAAAATCGAAGAGAGCGAAACAGTGGTGGAAGGGCTCCGTAGAGAGATTCAAGAAGAAATTGGTGTGATTGATTATAATAAAATAATACCCATTGAAAAATTCACCAGCGACAACGAACGATTTTACTTCCACACTTTTTTAATACCTGTAGACAACGAGTTCGTTCCATCTTTGAACAAAGAGCATCGAGGATATTGTTGGGTTGAGCTAAAAGATCACCCCCGGCCTCTTCATCCGGGGGTGTGGCGTAGTTTTAAATTTGATTCAGTGATAAAAAAAATATCTGTGATGGAATCTGTACTATCCTAAATCTGCTTCAACAACAAATTCCCTGGTAGAAACAGTCCTAAAATTCAAAACATCTTTCCATTCGTTGGGAACATAACCATCAGCACTGAAACCCTGCACCAAAACAAAATCAACCTCAGGATAGGTATCAAAAACTATACGCATAGACTTTGCCCAGAATGGGTGTTCGTGATCCATTTCACTGCCCAATAAAAAGATCTTGTTGTGTCCATCAAATGCCGCTAGATAAGCAGCGATGGCTCCTGCGTTCCACGAGGGGTCCTGCGGGATCAAGTAAAACTTGCCAGGATAATCAAGTACCTGACCTGCATTGGAATAAACAATATGATTGTTGCAATAGCCGCTGGCAACAATTTCAGCAGCATTTTCGCGGCCAATTGCTACTAAAAAATCGCATTCGATGTCTTTGTAGACATCGTTACAGCCATAAGTCTGCAATTTTGAACTTCCTAGTAGACCGCCTTTGTGGTTCTTGATTAAGTTCATGTCAAACTGCTGGCGTAACCAACCTCCGCCGAGCACTATAGCTTGTGTAGTGATGTGGTTGTTGAACACATTATTAGGCACCCACTCTTTTTCGTATTGTTGCGTTCGACCTTCTAGTGTCATGCGTGTTGTAACGTCTTCACCGGTGTAGGAAGAGCGGTATTTTTGTTCAATTTTATACATGGCTGGCTAGCTCCAAAAATTCTATATAGTACTTATCAAAAATCAAGAAGAAATGTATGTTGCGGCTAGTTTTACACTATTACCCGCAGATACTCCTGTGTATAAAAGACGGACATTTCCGCTATTAATATCTGCGGTTATATCTCCCAATGATGCGTTGGTTGATGTTTCGCCGTAGACTGTGACCGTAGCAGTTGTTCCATCGTGGACCAACAAAGCTTCAATGATGTCGTGATTACCACTGTTGGATATTGTTATCAAATATTTGGCCCCACGATAGGCGGATGTTGAAAAAGTGTCAATGGATGTGGCCGTATTGCCTACACTAGTACTAGCTGGTGAGGCTATGATTTTTCCAACATTTAAATTGGTAACAAATGTCAGTTCGGTAGTGCCAACAATAATTGGATCATTGGTGGTTAGCTTCCAGGTAGTGTCGGCGTAAACTGTTCCTTCATCGACATTGACTATCAATCCGGATGTAACTTCGGCATTCTCATTGGCATCTGTGGCTCTCGTCCATGTTCCGTTATTACCGCTGCCTAACGTTGAAACAAAATAGATTCCATTTTGGCTAGCAGTAGTTTGTCCTGTTACCAGCACACGATCATTGACTTGTAGATTAACTCCGTCAACCGTGGCAGGCGTACCACCTGATAGTGTAACATCAGCTGTCGTGACTACACGGCAACTGTTTTTATAGTCAGATTCTTTGAGTTGATGGAAGCGCGGTCTAGTTAAACCCATTGCAATGCCCTATTCATTGAGTATTTATGCTTGACTGTTTTGTTACAAAATGGCCAACAAAAAAGGTCCTCTCGGACCTTTTTTGCTGTTTTTGTACAACAATAATCAATAGCGGCCAACTGCCACTTCAATGACACCGCTCTGACCGTCAAAGTTGGCCAGGGCTTTACCAATCACTTGACCAATCTGTGGTGTGCGTGTCACTGTGGCGTGTCCGTTACCAGACGCCACCAGCATGTCGCCTTTGCGTACCGCGCCAGTGACCTTGCAAGGAACGCGACCCGTAAACGCCACTGCTACTACGTTGGCGCCCTTGAGACCTGAGTTCATCAAGAAGCCTGGAGCACTAGATACCACACCAGCGATACGTGCTGAACCCGGGGCGGCTATAGTAACTTCTTCAGCGCCACTAAACTCAACCACTGTACCAGGCTCATAGGCCTTGTCTGCTTGATAGTTCTCTGCCAAGTCAGCGTACTGTGCTGTTGTGGCTTGACCACTAAACGTGGTAGAATGTATGGTGTTGAATTTGTTGTTGCTTTGACCGATGTTACCTGTTCCGTCCACACCGGATTTAGCAATTTCCTTGACTTCAATACCAGTATCGTTGTCGTCACCGTCGGTGAATTTCATTCTACCACTGCTGTTGGTCTGCTTGACTCGACTTGAGCCTGATCCAGTACCAACTTCATAGGAACTACCGCGAACCTTCTTCAAGTTACCCGAACTGTCTTTGATTTCTAGGTCTCCGCTGGCATCTTTGGACAGTTTAGATCCGCCCAAGTCAATGGTAGAACCAGATAGATATAAGTCGCGGAAACGAAGTGACGACGAACCTAGGTCATAGGCTTCATTGACAGTTGGTGTAAGGTTACCAGCGATGGTGGTATTGCCGGGCAAGGCCGAAGCATCACCAAGAACGGAATAGTTGGTACCGTCTGTGGTGAATTCCCACTTGTCTGAAGTTTCGTTCCAACGGATCTGCACTGCAGGGTCGTCACCACGCATGACACGTAGTCCAGCGTTTTGGCTTGGTGGACCTGTGGTGACATCACTATTGAGGTCAATGATATTGTCAGCCACGCTGAGTGTTGTGGTATTGACTGTGGTGGTCGTGCCCGAGATAGTCAAGTTACCTGTGACTGTCATGTCATCGTCAACACGCACTACACCTGTGCCATTGCCTGTTAGTGTGAGGTCTGTGTTGGTGGTCTTGCTGGTCATGGTATCGGATTTAATACCCGAAGAAAATGGTACAGCATTGCCGCTGCTGGTAGTGACGTTGGTGCCTTCTTCAATCTGTAAGGTACCTTTGATCTGTACTACACCTGTACCAACTGGATCCAGTTCAATGTCTCCAGAACCACTTGTTTGGAACACTAGATTTTGGTTGGCATCAGCCGAAACAACGATGTTACCGGAATCTTCTTGCAGAACTTTCTGTCCATTAACATACAAAGATCCAGGACCAACGTAAACGTCTCGCCACTGTTTGCTGGCACTACCTAGGTCATAGGTAATGTCTGTGACTGGCAACATAGCGTTGGCGGTAAAGATAACAGCAGTATTGCCATCAATTTTGATATCAACGTTAGAACCAGTGCCGGTGTCATTGATGGCGATAGAAGTATCGTTTTTGTTGATCGACGAAACTGCCACATTGCCTGACAATGTCAGGTTACCAGATGTCGAGCTGATCGCACCTGTTGAGGCATTGATTTGTAATGGTCCAATCTGGATACCATTTTTTACTACGAAAAAATTGTTTGCCATAGTTCCATATCTCCCTTAGGCTATTATAAAAGCACAAGCGGCACAGTGCCGCTTGTGCTTGCTACTATTAAACTACAATGTAGTCTTTCTTGATTACTACGTTTACTGTTCCTGATGCGGCTGCGTAGCGCAGACGTACATCACTGCCACTGATGTCAGCGGTTATAGTACCCAATGATGCGTTTGTTGCTACAACACCATACTCAACCATTGTAGCTGTTGTGCCATCATGTACGACCAACACTTCACTGATTTCGTAATCACCACCAGCAGTGGATGCTTGTACCAGATACTTGGCCGAACGATAAGTTGCTTTGGCAAACGTATCAACGTTGGTGGCCGAAGTAGTACATGCTGTGCTGGCTCGCGAAGTTACAAATGCGCCGCTGGTGTCAATCTTGGTTGTCACTGCGCTCGAACCCGAACCTGTGTAGATATTGATCGCTGAGTCTGTGGGCTCAATCTGCATGTATCCGTTTGCACTGGCCACACCCGAAATCGTGGATGTTGTCAGCAAACGGCGTACATCGATCACGTCACCGGCTGCTGGTGCTTCAGTAAATGTCAGCGATGTGCTTGCTACCGAGTAAGCAGTGGTTGGGATCTGTACCACACCGTTGATTGCTACGACTGTTCCGGCAGTGGTTGATGCGGCACCTAAAGTGAATACTGTGGTTGTTCCATCACCGTTGAACGATTCTGCTGTGATAACTGTGAAGTCGCCACCAATGTTACGCCATGCAGCTCCGGTGTACAGTTCTGCTGTTCCTGTTGAGGAGTTGTAGCGGAACATACCTTGTGCGGCAGTGGCTGGACGCTCACCAGTTGTACCAGACGGAATACGCATGGAATCGGTGCCAATGATATTGAGTCTAGCACCTGTGAGTAGATCTCCAGCTGAACCATCACCACCGATGATCACTTGATCGTAGGTCGCGCTGGCCACAGAACGGAATAGTCCTGCTACGGTTGTACCATAATGACGAATATTTTGTCCGGCTGTCTGCTCGTCGTTGACTACTAGACTATCTACGTTGGTAGCATCAAAGTCAGCGGCAGCACCACTTACTGTACCAGTAACAGCCAAATTGCCTGTGATACCAGCATCTGTGGTCACTGACAAGCTGTCAAGTGTTGCGGCTCCTGAAGAATCAATGGTAGTGAACGCACCCGATGATGCTGTTGTTGCACCAATTGATGTGCCATTGATTGTACCACCGGTTACAGAGATATTTGAGAATGAACTGTTTCCAGTTGATGTGACATTGCCTGTGACATCACCAGTTAGATTACCTGTGACGTTACCAGTTACATCACCTGTCAAGTTACCTGTGACGTTACCTGTGACATTACCTGTGACATCACCTGTCAAATTGCCAGTTACGTTACCAGTTACGTTACCTGTGACATCGCCTGTCAAGTTACCTGTGACGTTACCTGTGACATCGCCTACTACGTCACCGTTGAAGTTGTCTGCTGATACGTTGCCTGTAAATGCACCAGTTGTACCGGAAATGTTACCAGTTACATCACCAGTTAAATTACCTGTGACATTACCTGTGACATTACCAGTTACATCACCGGTCAAGTTACCTGTGACGTTACCAGTTACATCACCTACCACGTCGCCATTGAAGTTATCGGCTGATACGTTACCTGTAAACGAACCAGTTGTGCCCGAAATGTTACCTGTGACATCACCTGTTAGGTTACCTGTGACATTGCCTGTGACATCACCTACCACATCGCCATTGAAGTTGTCGGCTGATACGTTACCTGTAAATGCACCAGTCGTACCTGAAATGTTACCAGTTACATCGCCAGTTAGGTTACCTGTGACATTACCTGTGACATCACCTACTACGTCACCATTGAAGTTATCAGCACTGACGTTGCCTGTAAATGCGCCAGTTGTGCCTGAAATGTTACCTGTGACATCACCAGTCAAGTTACCAGTTACGTTACCTGTTACGTTACCAGTTACATCACCTGTCAAGTTACCTGTGACATTGCCTGTGACATTACCTGTGACGTTACCTACTAGGTCGCCGTTGAAGTTATCTGCTGATACGTTGCCTGTGAATGCACCAGTTGTGCCAGAAATGTCACCCGAGACGTTGCCTGTGACGTTGCCTGTGACGTTACCAGTAAATTCTGCGGCTATTAGGTTTTTGTTAAAGTTCCATGTGTCTGAACCAGCATTATATGTGATAGTTGCGTTGGCACCATCAACTGTTAGACCAGCACCATTGGCTGCGTTGGCATCGGCTGCACCTTTGGCCACTGTCAAGTTGAGATCTGCGATTTCAACTGTGGTTGATGTCACCGATGTCAGTGTGCCTTGTACTGTGAGGTTTCCGCCAATGACAGCACCGCCACCAACGTATAAATCGCCACCAATACCAGCACCGCCTGCGACCGTCAATGCACCAGTTGATGAACTTCCAGATGCTGTAGTACTGTTTATAGCAACATTCGATGTTGAACTTGTTGTGATGGATGAGTTTGTAAATGTCAGCGAAGTGACACCATCAACAGAAACAATGATGTTGGATGCACTAGCACCGTTGGTGTCGCTGATGATAATCGATGAATCATACTCAACAATTCGATCGCCGCCGGTGGAAATAGCACTATCAACATAGGCTTTTGTGGCTGCATCAGTGCTGCTCACTGGAGTAGCAATATTGGCCACTAGTACACCATTAAAATTGGTGGAAGTTGTCACTGACAGGGTTCCGGTTGACACCGAAGCTGCTGTTAGGTCACCAATAAAGTAGTCGGCACTGACGTTGCCTGTAAATGCACCAGTTGTACCCGAAATGTTACCAGTTACATCACCAGTTACGTTACCTGTAACGTTACCTGTTGAGTTACCTACGATATTACCTACTAGATCACCAATGAAGTGATCAGCAGTAATGTTACCTGTGAACGTGCCAATGGTACCAGAAATATTACCAGTTACATCACCAGTTACATTGCCTGTGACATTACCTGTTACGTTACCTGTTACATCACCAGTCAAATTGCCTGTGACATTACCTGTGACATCACCTACCACATCGCCATTGAAGTTGTCGGCTGATACGTTACCTGTAAATGCACCAGTCGTACCAGAAATGTTACCAGTTACATCACCAGTTACATTGCCTGTGACATTACCTGTGACATTACCTGTGACGTCACCTGTTAGGTTACCTGTGACATTACCAGTTACATCACCTACTACGTCACCGTTGAAGTTGTCAGCTGATACGTTGCCTGTGAATGCACCAGTTGTGCCTGAAATGTTACCAGTTACATCACCTGTGACATTACCTGTTACATTACCTGTTACGTTACCTGTTACATTACCAGTCAAATTACCTGTGACATCGCCAACAACATCGCCATTGAAGTTATCAGCACTGACGTTGCCTGTAAATGCTCCAGTTGTACCAGAAATGTTACCAGTTACATCACCTGTGACGTTACCAGTTACGTTACCTGTTACATCGCCAACAACATCACCGTTGAAGTTGTCTGCTGATACGTTGCCTGTAAATGCACCAGTTGTGCCAGAAATGTTACCTGTTACATCACCAGTTAAATTACCTGTGACATTACCTGCAACATTGCCTGTGAAATTAACTGCGCTGACGTTGCCACTAAACGTGCCGTCTACCGCTTCAACATCAGCAAATTCTGCATCTGCGTAGGCTGTGATATTGATAGCACCAGCTGTGCCACCTGTTTCTGTGGTCAATACCGCAGCAAATTTGGTGTCGGACTCATCCCAGATAAAAGCAGCGTTTACGTTACCTACGCCTGCGATCGAAGCCAAGTTACGATTGACCAAGATACCGATGTCGTATGTGGGAGAACCAGTGTATCCGTTGTTGAAAATGACCAGTGGGTCATTGATGTATGTGTTCGTGCTTTGTACGGTACTGGTAGTACCTTGGATGTCAAGGTTACCAACGATTGTGACGTTAGAATTCAGTGTAAGGTTGGGATTGAATACTGAACCCACCAGCGTACCTGCTTTGATCTTGGTGTACTCGATGGTTGCATCCGTGATCTGATTATTTTTAATTCGGGTGATGTTAGGCATCCTTGTAGCTCCTAAAATAAATTGCTCCTAGCTATTTACCGAAATCGTAGGTAATCACCGCCAGTGACAAGGATTTTAGGTATTAGGTCAGAGTCGGGGGAGTTTTACAGCAAGAAGTAGTAGCAAAAGCTATAATGATTGAAGTATCTAAGCTTATTTATATCACCAAGTGCTCAAAGCCGATCTTACCCAGGTATTTGCAGCCACACACACATAGATATAGTTGCTGTCGTAGGCCACTTGTCCGGGAC